CGCATAAAGGTTCCTTCTTTCGGCGACATGTATCTACGCGCTAAACAAAATCAAATTGAACTTTTAGTCGATCAAATACTGGATATTTCCGACGATTCGACGCATGACACTATCATCAAAAGCAATACAAAAGGTGATGAATATGAGAGTGCAAATAGTGAATGGATTAACCGTTCTAAATTGCGTGTTGATTCACGTAAATGGTTAGCCGCTAAACTTGCACCTCGCATATATGGTGAAAAGAAAGAGTCTGAAGAAAAAGATGGATCGGACTTTATTAGTAAGAATAGAGAGAAATTAAATAGCAAATAAGGGATTAAAATGGCTGATACTTTTAGAAAAGAATATATACCGCTTACAAAAGAACAAATTGATAGATGCGCTGAAATAAAGGATAGCGCTGAATTATTATTAAAAATAATAAATGATATGCAAATCAGATCTGACCAGCGCTGTAGGGCTTTATCTGTTGTTAATCTTGAACAAGCTGTCATGTGGGCAATTAAAGCTATTACCTAAATAATAAGGCTAACTCATGGATGAGTCACACCTGTTGGATATTGTTAAAGACTTCACAAAGTTTGCCCCTGATTGCTTAGTAATAAGAAGTAAAGCCGGAAGCATTGAGCCTTTCAGATTGAATCGCGCTCAATTATATGCGCATGACAAAATAGAAACGCAACTCAGGGAAACTGGCCGTGTTCGCGCTTTAGCTTTAAAGGGTAGACAGCAAGGTTTCTCGACTTATACCCAAGGCCGTTATTTCCATAAGATGGTTACACGTTTGGGTACAAAGGTTTACATACTCACGCATGAAGCAGAAGCAACAAAGAATTTATTTGAAATGACGCAGAGGTTTTATGACAAATTACCTAAAGGCCTGGCATGTAAAGCTGATAAATCATCCAGCAAAGAACTCTATTTTAAGTCTTATGATAGCGGTTATGCTATCGGAACAGCCGGAAATAAAGGAGCGGGACGTTCGCAGACAATCCAGCTATTTCATGGCTCAGAGGTAGGTTTTTGGCCTAATGCTGAGGAGCATGCTCGAGGTGTATTGCAAGCTGTTAGTAATGAAGCTGGTACTGAAATCATTCTTGAATCAACGGCTAATGGTATTGGCAATTACTTTCATTCAATGTGGAAAGCTGCGGAAGATGGTAGTAATGGTTACATTCCTATCTTCTTGCCATGGTATTGGCAAAATGAATATACATCTATTGATAATGGTTTTCAGGCATCGGATGAGGAACAATTCCTTTTATCTATATATGGTAAAGATGGACTAACTAATAAGCATTTATCATGGCGCAGGTTTAAGATAGCGGAGTTTAGTAATGATTTTGATATTGGTCTCGAATCATTCAAGCAGGAGTTCCCATTTTCGGCTACAGAAGCATTTCTCAATCCGATTGCCAATGTCTTTATTAATAGCAAGCATGTGGTTAAGGCGAGAAAGCAACGAGTTGAACACAACGATACGCAGAATCTTATCATTGGCGTTGACGTCGCACTTGGCGACACTGATAAAACTGCCATCATTCGAAGACGTGGACGTGTAGCCTATAATCTTGAAACTTACCGCAACATGAACACAATGGAAATTGCGGGCTTACTTAAACATATCATTGAAAAGGAAAATCCCTATCGTGTATACATTGATTGCATCGGTGTCGGTGCTGGCGTTGTTGACCGGTTGCGTGAGCATAATTTTAGTTTTGTCGAAGGTATTAACGTAGCTCGTTCTGCAAATCAAAAGGATAAATTCAAAAATCTTCGGGCTGAATTATGGTCGACGATGCGTGACTGGCTTGTGCAAGAGATGCCTGTTGAGATTCCTGATAGAGATGATCTTCACGGCGACTTATGCAATCTTGGTTACAAATATGATAGTTCGGGGCGACTGCAAATAGAGTCGAAAGATGATTTAAAGGCACGTGGTATGCCATCGCCTGACACAAGTGATGCGTTAGCATTGACGTTCTATTCCGGTTTCTATGAGCCTGTCAGTGACTTTGCCATAACAACTGTGCCAAAGCCACGGCCGGGAATGTTTATTTAAGTAATGAACGAGCATATTTAAGCGCATCAATATGCATTTGTGGGCTTTCAAACTTAGCGTGTTCCATGTTAAATATGATTTCCTCGAGAATTCTTTTCATTGTTTCTTTGCAGCATTTATTCATTTAACTATCCCTTAATGTCAGCATAACAAGTGTTAATGTAATTATTAATACAAAAATATATGACATATTATTTATCCTTGGTATTAAAATCACATCCACATTTTTTCAAAAACTCTTTTTCATGCATGGGACAAATGGCAGTTTTCGTTCCCTTATGTACATCATGAAAGTCTCGCATAAAGAAAGCCAAGTGTATTGATGACGCTGCAAGATGTCGCAACATGCTTTCATTGCCTTTCGGGAATAGTTCAACGATAGCTCTGTATCGAGGTGTCATCTCAAGTATTAATTTGCCTAATTCTTCAACATCAATATCTAATTTATCGGTCATTGATTGACACTTCCATTTGAAAGAGTTGTTCAAGGTAAAGTTTAAAATCAATTATAGCTAATGCTTTGTAATGAAATGGCAATGATTCCCTATGTTTTTCTGATAATTCTTTTCTTATGCGTGCATAATCATTGGCTTGCTCTGAGCATAGTTTCAATACACGGTTTATAGCTTCATCAAAGCCTTTCTTTTCAGCGTGTAGTATATCTAATGCTATTTTTTCGTTAATTGTTAGTGTCATTTTTAAATTCCTTGCAGTTGTCACATTCTATTAATAATGGTTCATCGAAAATTTCTATTTTTATATAATAGTCGCCATGACCATCGCATATTTTACATACTTCATTTGACATTGCAGGCATCCTCAACTTTCATGCAATACGTTCACCGGAAAGAACGGCTATTGCTTTCGACATCATTTCGTTTATCCAGTTTTGCTTATAACACCATGCATTCATTTGATCATCGCCTGTAAATTCTATTGCAGTAGCATTGGCAACGCCTTTCAATTGTTTGATGGCGGTAATCAGTGGCCGTATATCTTCATCGCTGTATGGTTGATTTAGCGCTACTGTTATGGTTACTGTTTTCATGGTAACTCCGGTAATAATTGCCAATATTGTACTATGAAATGCATTTTACTTTTTGAATGACTAAACCAGAATTTTATTCCATCTCTGATTCGTAATGTTCTTATTTCGCAAGATTTACCATCAGTTGTTAAGACTGGCTTAAAAAATGGTGGATATTCAACATCTATATTTATCCATTCATGCTTGCCCATATTTTCCCATTCTTCATTCGTCAAGTAATCCTTGAGAGTTGGCAGCTTATTCATGTGGCGGCTCCGGTAATGGTTGCCAATGGGTTATGCAGTGATATGGATCACGCTGCCATATTTTATCATGTCGCCAATATTCTGTACTTATTCCAAATGGCTTTCCAAATGTTAAATATCTATCTTCTTTTTCAGGTAATCTATCTTTTACACTTATCCATTCATTCATTTAAATATCCTCTTCCTTGGCATATTGGGCAAATTTTATAACCAAGAGGTTCGATAGAAATCTTTCCACCTTCGCATTTATCAGGGCATGGATAACGCCAATCTGGATGATGTGTTTCGCATTGTTTACATAAAATGGCATATAAAATCATGCCGGGTTTAGCATTAGTTTGGCATTTCATCATTTGATATAAACCTTATTGGTACTTGTCCTGAAAACTTGTCGTGCCATTCTTCTTCGGTAAGCTCTATATTAGTTCCGTAATGGCGAACATAAATACCCGTTTTGGGTGATGGTCGTTTGAAATCGAAATGAAACCATGTCTTAATCATATCCATCCATCGTGCGCGGCAATTCTTGCAGACTCGCAAGGTATAAAAGGTTCGCTTATCTTTTTCATTGCCACCTTCCAGTATTGTTTGTTTGGTAAACGGCAAGTCAAGTTCGTTCATCTCATAAAAACAGGCCATCCATAATGTTCTTAAATCATCTTCTTCTGCTTGGCATTTCTGGCATTTATCAATAGGGTTCATCTTCAATAGCTCTCTTTTCTTCGTCAGTTAATTCATTAAACCAGGTTAAAAATATCTTATGACAATCATCGCATATAGTCTCAGTTGGATGATTTTTGCATCTTGGCATAAGAGTTAGCATTTCCTCAGCGGCTTTAAAATCATTCCATTCTTTATCATTTTTCTTGGGAAAAGTTTCCTGACAAAGAGAGCAGGTAAATTCACTCATATTTAAAACCCTTTTGTCGCTTCCCAGCCCATTGCTGATTGTAGTTTCATTTCTTCTTTTATATTGCTTTCAATGGTATTCATTAATCGTATATAAACCTGACGTGCCAAGTTTTCATTGTCAAAGAATGCCTTATATACGCCATCGTTATTGTAGATAACTTTCATTATCCATCGTGGAGCATGATGATGTTGACGAATGACGCCAGAGGTTTCGCGTGCAGGATAAATAAGAACGCTGCGTATGTCATCAATTGCTATAAATGAATTAGTAAACTGGAATATTCTCATTGTACGAATATCCTCGCAATTGAAACGCAAGCCGATACTATTAACATGAATATGCCAAGCCATTGCCACATTGCGAATATTTTAAATGTATCTTTCCATTGCGCTGCAAGTATCAGGTACAGTGTTCCCATTAATGCCAAGAATTGTGTGTCAGTCATACATTATTCTCCCAAATCCATATACGGTTTTTACTTTGATCTTTGCCACGGCTAACAAGCCAGTCGAAATAATATTCTTCATGTTTCATTTTCATGATTGGCTTATCCCAGTGCTGGTCAAGATTGCCAATCAGAATAAATTTATCAATGAGCGGAAGTATAATGGATTCTTTTACGCCATAAGGATTGGAGCCATATGGCATCTTATGCGGTGCATAAGTAGTAATCCAGCTTGCGATAACAGTGCTGGGGTTGAAAGTTTTTACGGCGTCAAGTGCTTCGAGGTTTTTGACTTCTGGGGAATATTTAATGACAGGTTGGCGCATGGCTGCATATTGCATTTGGATGACAGGGTCTTCTTGTATGCGAGAATCGGTCATGGGAATGTCAAGATAGTGGCCAAGATCGCCGGAACCTGCGCCTATTTCTATGGCGTGCTTTTTGCTTGGGATTTGCTCTTGCAAGAAGCCAATGAGTTCCGTGGTGGGTATGCCATAGCGTGCATGGACGTGGCAGAAGGTGCGAAAGTCTAGCCAGTCAAATTGCTGCCATTCTTTGGCAGACATTAGCCTGATTTGCCCATTTGGCAAGAGTACTTCGCTGGCGATATCTTTGACGGTGGATGTGTCGATTATCTGGGTAATCATATTAATTTATTCTCGAAAAGGTAAGTCATCTTTAATATCAATCAATTTATTGGATTGCTGATTATAAATTTCATTTACTAGATCATTTATCATTTCTCTGGTAAAGGGTGGGCCTAAGGATCGCCATGACATATTTAACTGAGAAAACCATAAAGCTAAATCAAAAAGAATGATTAATTGTTTTTCAGATATTTTCATACAGTTCATTCTCAATTAAATATATAAGCATTTTGGCAAGCGAATTTGAAGGATTCTCATCACTAATATGGTGAGTTAAAGAGGTAAACATCCAGTCCATTTGCTGTGAAGTGGTATCGCAATAATAATTTACAGAATAAAATTCAGAGAATTGTATGGTTGCTATATTGTTTGATTTATCGTTTGCCCAAATGCCTTTTTCCATACGAAAACGAAATGAATTATATGGCTCATTTTCTTTTAGTGTAATGCGATGCGGTAATAGGTCGAGTAATTCGGCAGCAGTGAATGCTGAATATCTATCAGGCATTAAACCAAAATTAGTATATCGAATATGCCAATTTGGTGTTTTTTCATCAAGCATACAGAAATACCAATAAAATAAACTTTCTTGTTTGACTTTTAGTTTTTTTAATTGTTTAGCTAATTCAAGTGAGCATACCTGATTTTCTAGGCTAGTCATTAGTTGTTTTCGCTTTTTTCAATGTATTATTTTTTCGTAGTTCGTTTAACTCCATTGTCATTGATTTTAAATCTGAAAATGTTGTATCTAATTGTATTCCTAATACCTGAATTATTTTATCAGTCTCTGGCATTTGTTTTCCTGTTGAACATAATGCAAGTAAAGACCAGATAGTAGAGTTGAAACTTTCTATAATTTCTTTCATCTCCATTAATATGCCGCGACTTGCTCCTTCATGAGCCATTGCTATTATTGAAGATAGACAGGATATCTGGAAAAATCCTAGTTTTTCTTCTGGGGAATTAAATTGATTTTCCATCTTTATGGTTGTTTTCAAGTGAGATTTCCTTTGTGAGATTTATTCTTTTGCTAAATAACTCTAAAAATCTTTTAGCTTCATCATGATCTTGTGCAGCTAAATTTCTGACAAAATCCATTAACCACATATTTGTTATTTCAATTTTTATTAATTCGTTATATGTTTTTGATAAATTATCTTCTGCTTCAAAAAGTTTGGCTTCCATATCGGAAGCTGAATCAATGGAATTTCTAACAATCTTATGCACAATTGAATCAATGTTATCCGTCATTGCCGAGTTCCTTGACTGTGGCAATGTTCTTTAATTGTTCGGCATCGTCGGCAAGTTGCATGCTGTAATCAAACAGGTTTTTGAGTACGACTGATTCAAGCATGATGGTATTGCTTGGGTCAGTTGGCAGGCCATTTCTGGTTTCAAGTACGAGATGCGCGCCATCGAACCATGCATACACAGAATCGCCAAGATAAGCTGGCTGTCCATATTTATAAATAAATTCTTCTTTTGTCATGTTTGTTCCTTTGAATTAGCGGCCGGTTTTATGCACGTCACCGGCCAGACGCATAAGTAAGGGAATGACCCCTTTGCATTTGGTGGGCTATTTTCCCGGCAGGTAGCCGTTTCGCCTAAGCGTTCCTGTAATCCTATCCAGTATCGTTGCCCATAAATCATTGGCGCTTACTTTCGTTTTACTTGCCCGCTACTGATTGCAAGTCAGGCGTTTGCAAGATAAGGATTTTACGGTAACCCGCGAAACCGTTCATAAGCGCCATTATATTATGTTGCCGGATATTATAATAGATTTTATTTTTTTACTATTATTATGTGAGGTAAAAATGGTGGATAAGTCTAATTTACCTATTTGGCAGACGGCTTGGCAGAAATGATAAGGTGGGGATATCTTATGGATGGCCTTGTATGAAATAAATAGCGAAAATAGTCATCAACAACTCATACATGGCTTATTCACATACTTATTAACATTTTTTGTGGATAAGTTGCATGATAGACTAGAACAAATTATTGACATACATGGATGTATGAACATGGCCAAGCCTTATCGCGATATGGAAGTTGCGAAAAAAATACGTGAACGCGTCAAGAAATGGGATGATAACTGGCGATTTAATAAAGACCAATATCATGAATTTACTTCTTTTGTCATGGGTAGTCAGTGGACAGAGGACGAGTCAAAACTATTTGTTGATTACAAAAAAATCCCTCTCAGTTTTAATAAATTAGCCCCTCTTATCAATCATTTACTTGGCGAACAACGGCAAAACACGCCTAACTTGCAGGTTATGCCAAGCGATGGTGTG